ATTCCGATTTCAATGAATCTTCACCTGGTATGGTGTTTGTAGAACAAGCAGCTGCTATAGGTGATATTCTTTCTTTTTATCAAGATGTTCAATTAAAAGAATCAATGTTGTCACATGCTACTGAAAGGAAAAATGTAATAGCATTAGCACAATCTTTGGGATATAAACCAAAAGTAACAACTCCTGCAGTAACAACATTGACCATATATCAATTAGTTCCATCAATAGGTGCAGGCTCAAATGTTAGACCTGATGAAAGTTATTGTTTAAAAATAAAAGATGGAATGGAGGTTTCATCAACTACTAATCCTAATATAATTTTTAGAACAGTTGATGCCGTTGATTTCGAATTGACAGAAGGTAGAGAAATTGATGTTTACGAGAGGGATAATACAACAGGAGAACCTATTTTCTATTTACTTACTAAAAAAGTTAAAGCAATATCCGCTACCGAAGTCACTATAACAAAAGATTTTGGTGATTCCACCGACTATCCAACAACTACATTGGGAGATGAAAACATTATTGGAATATCATCAATAGTAGATAGTAATAATAACAAGTACTACGAAGTTCCGTATTTGGCACAAGAGAGTATATTTGTAGAAAAACCAAATACACAATATAATAGTGATTTATACCAATATTCCGGTTCAGTTCCTTATGTTTTGGAAGTTCAGAAAGTTCCAAGAAGATTTTCTGTAAAAGTAAATCCAGATAATACAATGGATTTACAATTTGGAAGTGGTGATGTTAGATTAGACGATGAAATCATTTTACCAAATCCAAAAAATGTTGGATTAGGTTTAGCTAATTCAGTTAATAGATTGAATGATGGAATTGACCCATCTAATTTCTTAAAAACAAATACTTTTGGAATTGCACCAATCAATACCTCATTGACTATTAAATATTTAGTTGGAGGTGGTGTTTCTTCTAATGTAAATGTTGGTGATTTAACAACCATAAATAAAATTGAATATGAAGAAGATTTGATATCAATTACAAATCCTACAACATATAATACCATAAAACAATCTGTGGCTGTTGAAAACTTAGAAGCTGCAACGGGTGGTAGAGGTAGTGAAACCATTGAAGAAATTAGACAAAACGCATTAGCGACATTTGGTTCACAAAATAGAGCAGTAACTAGACAAGATTATATAGTAAGAGCATTATCAATGCCAGAAAGATATGGTAGTGTTGCAAAAGTATATGTTAGTCCAGATGGAGAAGTGGATAATAATTCACCTGCATCAATTCTTGCAAATCCAAAAAATATTACGGAATTTACTAATTTAGTAGATTCAATTAAAGGTTTACCAAAACAAGATATTCAAAAAGAATTGGTTAAATATCTTACACAAAAGAAAACAAATATTGCAGAAGTAAATAATCCATTTGCAATCAATATGTATGTTTTGGGATATGACCAAAATAAAAAATTAACTAATCTAAATCAAGCAGTTAAACAAAATCTTAAAACTTATTTGGGTGAATATAGATTATTAACAGATGCAGTCAATATTATAGATGGATTTGTTATCAATATTGGTGTTGATTTTGAAATTATGGTTTATTCAAATTATAATAAGAGAGAAGTGGTAACAAATTGTTTAACAGAATTACAAGAATATTTCAATATAGATAATTGGACATTTAATAAACCAATTAACATTTCTGAAATAGAATTGATACTTGCAAATGTAGAAGGAGTTATGAGTGTACCATCCGTTACTATTTCAAACTTATGTGGTGGTGATGGTAATTATTCAACAAATAGATATAACATAAATGATGCAACTAAAGGTAAGATTGTCTATCCTTCTTTAGACCCATCAATATTTGAAGTTAAATATCCAAACAAAGACATTAAAGGGAGGGCTTTATAATGCATAAATTTTTTACATCATCATACGATGCAAGTATTTACTTACAACAACCTGACCAAAATGCTGGTAGGGATGAAATGTTGGAAGTTGGAAAACTTTATTATGGTTCTACAAAAGATATAGCTAGAGCTTTATTAAAGTTTGATACAAATCAAATATCATCATCAATTGCAGAAAATATTGGAACGGGAAGTTATTCCGTTTTCTTAAACCTTAAATCTGCAATATCAGAAGAAATACCTTTGGAATATACCATTTATGCAAATGCAATTTCACAAAGTTGGATAATGGGAACTGGTACTAAATTTGATAACATTACAACCGATGGTGTTAGTTGGAAATATAGAAATGGAGTTGATACTTGGCAAGATAATGTAGTAGGTGGTACAGCTGTATTTGCAACCTCAACTACGGGTTCTGCAAATGCAGAAGGTGGTACATGGTATTTAAGTGGTTCTGCATCACAATCTTATTCGTATGAACCCGATGATGTTAGAATGGATATTACTAATATGGTTTCATTATGGATTAGTGGAACATTACCAAATAATGGTTTAATTGTTCATCATAGTTTAGAAAATGAAGAAAATACATTAGATTATGGTGTTCTTAAATTCTTTTCAAAAGAAACTAATACAATATATGAACCAAAATTGGAATTAGTTTGGAATGACCAAATATTCTCAACTGGTAGTTTATTACCCGTAACCGGTTCGGTTTCCGATGACGATTATAAAGTAGTTGTTCAAAATTTGAAAAAACAATATCCACAAAATCAAAAAGTAAAAGTTAGAGTTAAAGGTAGAGATATGTTTCCATTAAAATCTTTTGGAACATCATTTGCATATGACCAAACCAAATATCTACCAACCACTACTTATTATCAAGTTGAAGATTATATAACTGGTGAAATTATATTTCCATTTGGTGAATATACTAAAGTTAGTTGTGATTCCACTTCTAACTATTTTATAATGGATTTAAATACATTACCAATCAATAGAACTTATGTTTTAAAATTGAAAATAGTTGAAAGTGGTATATCTACTATTATAGATGATAAATTAATATTCGAAATAGTTTAATAAATGACCAATTTAGAGGCAATATCAATAAAATTACAGGAGGAAAAAGATAAACAATTGGAGTCAATCTTAAGTGTATCTGGTTCTTCTGCAATAAATAGAAATGAATATGGTGTTAATGTTGTAGATAATACAAATGTTGCATCATCTTTATTATTTAAGGGATTAACTAAGGCAAAATATGACAATGAAGAGTTGGTAAAAGCCGTTGATGTTGCGGTAACGGAATTGGCCCCAAACATACCGTCTGCAAATTTAGATTTAGTTCCAAGACCAATATATAATGCAGAACTAACGGCAAGTGCAGAATTAAGAGCTGAGGTTGCTGCTTTAAATTTACAAATATCAAATTTAAATTCACAAATTTCTACTTTACAAGCACAAGTTCAAACCGAAATCAATAATAGATTAACAATAGAACAAACTAATGATTTATTGGTCAATCAAATAGATACTTTGAATGCAACAATAGACGATTTTACTGGACAAATATCCACATCTTTACAAAAATCAATAGATGAAAGTATATTGAGAGCATCCTTACAATCACAAAATACAGGATTTAAAGCTCAAATTAATGCATTAATAAAACAAATTGATTCTTTAAATTCAATCATTGAAGGTTTACAATCTCAATTAGGTGCTGTTCAACAACAAGAAGTTTTAGAAAATTCATCTAAATCATTGGCACAGGCTAGTGGTGCAGAAATTATATATGATGTTGCATTGGTTAAATTTATAGCAAAAGGAAATGAAAAGGATGGTTATATTTTAGGTGCAATATCGACTGGTTCTAACCGTAGAAGTGAATGGAAATATGGTGAAGTAATGGAAATTTTAAATAATGATAAATTTCCAATTCAAATTAAATTGGAATATAGATTTAATAAACAAGGTGCATGGCTTTTAATACCTCAAACAAACTTTGAAATTGCACCTGGAGCTACCAAATCAATAAAACATGTAATAAATCAAAATGGATTAACCCCAATTCCATCTACAAATCAACATAGTTTAGGTGAACAGGTTGGTAATTTGAAAATAACTGTTATTAGAAAAGATGGTACAATGAAGTCTAAAGATTTCAAAACACAAGTAAATATAATGCATTGGAAATCAATGCCTGGACCAGGATTCTAAATAAAATAAATTATGGATTCCATAAATTCAAATTCAGATAATGAAGGTAAATTTTTACAAGATAAAGATTTATTTATATTATCTAAAAATGAAATTGAAAAAACCGATTTTGGTATTGGAAAGTATGATACAATGGAAGTATCTGTTTATGATATAAACAACAATTTATTACCACAAAAGTCTGGTAACAATGTTGCATATATTAAAAAAGGAGATATTCAAAATTATTTATACAATCTTACCAATAATTCGGGTCAAAAAGAACTTGCAATCAATATTGAGAAATTATTAAATGATTTGGGTTTTACGAATGGTATTTTAAAAGTTAATATAAATTTTGTTAAAAATAGAGTTGGTAGTGAAAATGAATTGACAAGAGTTTGGATACAAGAAGTTTCACCTTCTAGAGAAGAGATTAGAATTTTACCATTAAAGACAAAAGATTTAAATATTAATAAAAAAACAAATAATCAATTTAAAGGACTTAAGAGTTTAAACAAAGATTTTATATATTATAAAACGGAATTATTAAAT